AATTCACGTTCTAGTAATTGATACCGATGGAAAGATTTCTGGTACTCCGGGAACTGTTCTAGAAAAGTTTGCTTATTTGTCAAAAGCAGCAAACGCAGTTAATCAAAACGGCACAACAAACTATTATAAAGATGTAATAAACAACCAATCAAAATACATTTGGTCGTTACTACACTTGGATAATGCCAGCGCAGCAGTAAATGGATCAAATGCAGCCGTAAGCGCAACCGCCGGCACTGCTTGGGGCACCACAGTTACAACTACAACAACAGCATTTAAAGTAGTATCTAGTAATACTGGCAATGGTTCAGAAAACTCAGTCGTAAGTAGGTTGTTTGGTGGAGCACTTGGAACAACANNCAAACGATAACGATATTGCCGAAGCATTTAATACTTACATGGGTGATCCAGAAATCATTGATGTTTCAATGTTCATAACTGGTCCTCTTGGAAAGACTGCTGCCTATCGCGTAACCGAGATTGCAGAAACACGCAAAGACGTTGTTGCATTCGTTTCTCCAACTCCAGCACAAGGATTTAACCAAACTCCTAGTGCATACTTGGCAGACATTATTAGTTTCAGAACAGACGGTGATTCTACATCTTATGGTGTAGCAGATACTGGCTACAAACTCCAATATGATAATTATAATGACGAATATGTTTACATCCCATTGAACGCCGATATCGCTGGTTTGTGCGCCCGTACAGATACCACAAATGATCCTTGGTTCTCACCAGCAGGATTGAATCGTGGTGGAATCAACAGAGTAATTAAACTTCCATTCAATCCAAATCAAGCACAACGCGACGATTTGTATAAGATTGGAATGAACCCTGTAGTTTCCTTCCCAGGCATTGGTCCTGTTCTATACGGAGACAAGACACTGTTGAGCAGACCTTCTGCTTTCGATAGAATCAATGTGCGTAGATTGTTCATAATTCTTGAGAAGTCTATAGCCACTGCTGCTAAGTTCCAACTCTTCGAATTCAACGACGAGTTTACTCGCGCACAATTTGTAAATTTGGTAACTCCATTCCTCAGAAACGTTCTTGGAAGAAGAGGTATCACTGACTTCCGTGTAGTTTGCGACGAAACAAACAATACACCACAAGTAATTGATTCTAACAACTTTGTTGCAGATATCTACATCAAACCAAACAAGTCAATCAACTTCATTCAACTTAACTTCATCGCCACACCAACCGGTTTGAGTTTTGAAGAAGTCGTTGGAGCTTAATAGAAGAGGGAGCAGCTTAAAATGGCAAATATCAACATTAGCAAATTCACATCAAAGTTTGACGGCGGCGCAAGATCAAATCTATTCCAATTCAGGGTATCCAACCTTCCATCTGGAGTTCCTGCTTTTAACGCCGATGATCAACTTATCCACGTTAAGAGTATTCAATTACCAGAAACAACAGTTGGCGAAATTCCAGTAAATCACATGGGAAGAATTTATAAATTCCCAGGCGATAGAGTTTATAACGACGTATCAATTACCATTCTTAGTGATGGTACTGATATGCGCGTTCGTCATTTCTTTGAAGCATGGAACCATGTTTGGAATAGACATTTTGATAATGTTGGTTTGCTGCCAAACGATACTAATTTAAACGCTGTAGTTGAATTAATTCAATTAGATCGTGCTCACAACCCACTCAGAACATATAAATTGCAAAAAGCTTGGTGCAGCGATGTTTCTGCTGTTGATTTGTCGCATGATAATAATGATGCTTTAGTTGAATTTACAGTAACATTGAAGTACCACTTCTTCGAAGTTGACGGTAAGAACGGTCTTCACTTAAGACGTTAACCTACCTATATACTCGTGAAGGAGTTTTATAATGGCATTTGATATATTCGGTTTTACTTTTGGTAGAACCAAAGAACAACAACAATCTGTACCCTCTGTAATACCTCCGGCTTTTGACGATGGCGCATCCTTCGTCCAAGCCGGTGGTTTTCAGGGCTGGTATGTTGACCTTGATGGTACTGTCAAGTCCGATGTAGATTTAGTTAAAAAGTATCGGGAAATGAGTCTCCATGCGGAAGTTGAAATGGGGATTGAAGATATTGTCAATGAAATGATAACGGAAGATGCTTCTGGTACTCTTATTAAATTAAATATTGATAAAGTTGATAGTACAATTATTCCAGAAGAAGTTAAAAAAGTTTTGTATGACGAGTTCAAACACATCTTATTTCTTTTGGATTTTAACAGGAAATGCCATGAAATTGTTCGTCGTTGGTACATTGATGGTAGGTTGTACTATCATATCATTCTTGAGGATGATCCGAGACAGGGAATAAAAGAAATCCGTCAAATAGATCCCCTTCGTATCAAGAAGGTTAGAGAAATTAAGAAAAAGCAAAAAGTAAATGGCGTAGATGTCATTGATGGTGTAGAAGAGTATTATCTTTACACCGTTCAAGAACGATTCAATATGTACGATACCACACAAGGTATTCGTTTATCACCAGACTCTGTGAATTATTGTCACTCCGGTTTGTTTGATTATGGCACCAAGCGCGTAGTAAGTTATTTACACAAAGCAATCAAACCACTAAATCAATTAAGAATGGTTGAAGATGCAACAGTAATATACCGTTGGTCAAGAGCACCAGAACGCAGAATATTCTATATTGACGTTGGATCTTTGCCAAAGAACAAAGCAGAACAATATTTGCGCGATATCATGTTGCGTTATCGCAATAAGATTACATATGACGCAAATACTGGAGAAATCCGCGACGATAGAAAACACTTGAGTATGTTGGAAGATTATTGGTTGCCTCGCCGTGAAGGTGGAAAGGGAACTGAAATTTCAACACTATCTGGTGGTCAAAATCTAGGTGAAATGGAAGATGTAAAATACTTCCAAAAGAAATTGTTTAGAAGTTTGAATATTCCAATGTCTCGACTTGAAGCCGATTCTGGATTCAACATGGGAAGAGCAGCGGACATCAGTAGAGATGAACTAAAGTTTGCAAAATTTATCTCTAGACTTCGTTTAAGATTCTCTGAACTGTTCTTGAATTTCATGAAGACTCAATTGATTGCAAAAGGTGTAGTTGATTTTGATGAATGGGACAGAATTTGTCAATATATTCGTTTTGAATATTCTACAGATTCTATGTTCTTAGAATCAAAACAAGCAGAAGTTCTCAAAGATCGTATGGCAATTTTAAGAGAGGTTTCAGATTATGCTGGAAAATATTTCTCCGAAAATTGGATAAGAAAGAACATCTTGCATCAATCTGACGAAGATATTGAAATGATTGACAGTCAAATTGAACAAGAAAAAATGATACAAGAACAAAAAGCAATGGAAGAACAAATTCGTGCAGAACAAATGGCTGCACAAACTTTGGGTGGAGTTCCTTCGGGTGGGTCGAGTGGTGCGCCAGCTCCACAACAAGCAGCTCCAGTTGCACAACAACAATCTTCAGGAGTAGATTACGATGCCAGCAGCCTTTTATGAATTTAGCGTAGAACAAGGATCAGACTTTGTTACATCATTTAAAATATTAAAACCTGCTGGTGGTTTATTTAATTTTTTACCACCAAATGGTGCATCTTTTTGGAATGCAGCAAATACCTCATTGAATTTTGATGTACCAGAAGAAATAAAGTTAGCATATCCAGAAAGTGCTGATTCATTTGGTTGGTTAAAAAACGTGTCTTCGTCTGGAGTCCAATGGGTTGATCGTGATTTTTTGACAATACGAATGAAAGTAAAAGACAACAAAGGTTGTCAAAAATTAAATGGTAAAAGAATTTACAAAGCAGTCAGAAAAACAGGAACAAACGAAATAATTGTTCAACAAGACGATACAAATTTCGTAGTAGATACAACAAATCCACAAACATGCAGTGCTATTGGCTCTGGTGCTGGTGCAATCAAAATGAAATTATTTGATAATAGAACAGATTACAATTCTAATTTAATTATACCAAACACAAATACATCTTCGTTTTTAGGAAAATATCTGTACGACATAGAATTGGAATATAAATTGGGTGTTTATAACGCAACGCCAGGATCTATTACAACAACATCATTTGTTATAAGATTACTACAAGGAAAAATGACATTTAACCCAAATATTACTGCTTAATATGGCAAATAATTTCAAAATTTTTGTAAGTTCTTTCCCGGCAAAGATTGCTTTCAAAAGAGGCAATACGGTTGATGTTTATCAAATAAACAAAATAGAATATGTTGAAGCAAAAATTATTGAAAACTTGACTCTTGCCGGTGAATTGTATGGTGCTGCAACTACAGGAATAAATGTAGGGGAATCTTGTACTTCTAATTTGGTTGGTTGTGATGAAGAATTTGTTGCTCCTGCTCCAGAATGTGAAGGGGGTGGGAGCGGTCCTCAAGGACCAGCAGGACCAACTGGTCCACAGGGGCCGCCAGGACCACAGGGTCCAGCGGGAGAAGGTGGAGCAAGAATATTCTGTGGTTATTTGGGTGGACCACCAAAACCACCAGCAGGAAAAATATCAGTTGATTGTTTAAAAAGCACAACCGGTTATGTTGTCTCTAAGGGCGCTGGTCCAACTTGTAATAGTGGTGGAAATCCTCTAGCTTCTGGTAGTGGTGCTAATCTTAATAATTTTAAGAAAAACTTCTTCACAGATACCAACGGACAATATGTAATAGGTGATGTCGGGGGGTGTGATTATTCGGGCGTACCTCTAGCAGATACGTGTACAACTTGTCAAGGATGTTCAGAATATCAACACAGAACTGTTTATAACGGATATAAAAGCAATGGGATTTGTTATTCTTCTCAACAATGGGATTTTGGAAAATACTCCGAATCTGTACTTGGTACAGCACTTACAGAAGAAAATCGAACATCAGTTGCCAACTCCGCAAGATCTGGTGGTTCGCAACAATTAATATTTGTACCAACACAACAAATATATGGCGGAGCAGAAACAACAAGATTAGATGATTGGTTTGAAGTGATTGCAGGAAATAGTGGTAATGGATTGTATGACATTTTGGTTGATTATAATCCTGATTGTGGTCCGGAAGGTCCACCAACAGCACCACCAATAGCAGATCAAGGAGATGCCATTTGCTCTGGTGGATCTGCTCCTTCCAGTGAACCACTGCCAGAAAACGACAATGAATGTAATGGTGGTTGTAATAATCCTATTGTAGATTGTAACGACATAACTGATGGCGACATATTCATTGACGCAACAAATGGAGTAATGTACTTTTACTCTGGAGGAGCGTGGTCCCAACAAGGAATCCCTTTAGGGGGTGAGTCTGATTGCAAACAATCAGACTGCAAAAAAGAAACAGGTGCTGGAGGTTGCTCGGGAACTGTTACTTGTTTTTGTCAACCCGGTGAAACTTGCGGTCCATTTGCCGGTTGTACCAGTGATGAAGGTTGTTCAGATTGTTCTGCCGCTGTTGAAGCAGCAATAGAAATATTGAAAAATTGTACAAATGGTCAATGCAGTGGTGCATTTGGTGCTTTGGGTGGAGAATGTCCAAATAATCCAGAGTGTGCAGATTGCACTGGTTCATTCTATTGTTATTATTATGAGGGATCGTTTAGACCTGGATTTACTCCTGGAACTACCCCCGGTGGTATTTAATTATGAAATTAATACACAGTTTTTTAACTAATACTGTTGATAAAAAAGACATAAAACAAATCATAAACGCAGAAAATTGGGGAAACACTCCAAACAAAAAAAGAGTTTATTGGTATTGTTGGGCTTGGTCTTTTTTATCTGCGTCAAAACATACAAAGCAATTTGAATTATATACGGATTCCAGAGGTGCAGATATTTTGGTCGGTGCATTAGGTTTACCTTATACTAAAGTTAATTTTACTTTAGATAATGTGGAAAACAAATACATGTACCTTGGTAAAATAAAAACATATGCAGCACAAACAGAACCATTTTTGCATATTGACGGTGATGTTGTTTTTAGAGAGTATTTTCCGTCCAGTTTATCAAATTTATATGGACAACACTATGCTTGGTGGTTAAAAAATCTATATCAGAATACTTTGGTGATGTTGTTCAATAATAATTTTGAAGCAATACCAGAAGAATTTAAACAATTAAATGTTTTGAATATGCAAAAAGTCGATTTTGGATATTTGAATGCTGGAGTGTTTGGTGGTACAGATCTTGATTTAATAAAAGATTGTGCAAACAAAACTCTGTTGTTTTTTGAAAACAAAACAAACAAAAAACTATTGGACGATTTATTTGATAAATTTCCAATAATGACATATTACGCTAATAATATTAGATCAAGCATGTATACACAAACAGCGATGTTTTCTATATTTGAAGAATATTTACCAATATTAATGTACAAGCAAAAATATAAAACTTTAGATGGTATAAAAACTGTATTAAATGATAATTTGGACGACGAACATACAGGTGAAATCCATTATTCCAAGAGTTCAGAATTAAAATATGTACATTTAATGGATTTAAAGAGACAAGACGAAGAAGATGCGGTTGAATATCGTAAACGATTTATTAAAAAGTTTAGAGAAGAGTATCCAGAGTGGGCAGATAAAATTGATAAATATCTAAGTTAACAAAACTATAAATAATAAAAAAGAGGTATTTTATGTCCAGCGAAAAAATCATTGACGCATTGTTTGACAACAATTTAGAAAAATTCCGCACTGAAGTTAGAACCGCTTTATACACAAAAGCCGGCGAGTACATGAATGGTGCAAAGCAAGTTGTTGCAAATTCAATGATGAATTCACCCGAGGAAGTTCAAGAAGAACTTAAGGGAAATCAACACAAAATTGATGCAAATAAAAACGGTAAGATAGACGCACGGGATTTTAAATTATTAAGAGCAAAAAAGAATGTAAAAGAAGGATATGCATATCCAGAAGGTGAAGTACACGATGAATGTTTTGAAATCTGTCACGAAAAGCATGTACATGGTAAGGGTGGTAAGGATTACCATGATGCCTTTGAATCCTGCGTAAAAAACTGTAAGAAGGGATAATACATGAAACTAATCACAGAAACCCGTCAGCAAGATATTCAATATATTACCGAAGCCGCAGAAGGTGGTAAAAAGTCATATTACATTCGTGGCGTTTATGCCGAATCAAATGTAGTAAACAGAAACAACAGAGAATATGATCGTCCCATCCTTGAGGCCGCTGTTAAAGTTTACAATGACAATTTTGTAAAAAATAGTCGCGCATTGGGTGAACTTGGACATCCAGAAGGTCCAACAGTTAATCTTGAGCGCGTATGTCACATGATTAAAGACCTTCATATGGAAGGCAACCAAGTAATGGGTAATGCAAAAATCATGGACACACCATATGGTAGAATTGTACAAAATCTAATCGAAGAAGGAGCCAAACTTGGAGTTTCTACTCGGGGTATGGGTTCTTTGGTAGAGCGTAATGGAGTTAATGTAGTTCAAGGAGACTTCATGCTTGCCGCTGTCGATGTAGTTGCTGATCCTTCTGCTCCAAATGCATTTGTAAATGGTATTATGGAAGGCAAGGAATGGGTTTGGGATAATGGTGTATTCAAACCAGCAATTATTGAAAATTATAAGAAACAAATTGAAAAAGCAGGATCAAGAAACTTGGAAGAAGCCAAATTGAAAGTATTCCGCGATTTCTTATCTAAATTGTGAAATATATAAATACCTGAGCGACAAATCAAGGAGATTTAACAAATGGACCCTAAGAAAATTGCAGAAGAAATCGTAAAAGATTTATTCGATACATATGAACTCGTCGAAGAAAAAGAAGAAAAAGACGAGGAAGAAGGCGAAGAAGAAGAAGAAGCCGGTGAGGAAGAAGAAGCTGGTGAGGAAGAAGAAGGTGAAGAAGAAGGCGAAGAAGAAGGTGAAGAAGCAGAAGACAAGGCTCCAGTTGCTAAAGCAGTTGGAAATGCAATGAAGGGTTCTGCTACAACCGCTGCCGCATCTTCAATCTCTCTCAAGGGACAACTTCCACAAGCAACAAAGAGCGGAGAAAAGGCTCACGATGCTTTAGGTGGTGGTGTTAAGGATGCTCATGGAGGCAAAGAACAAATTGCTGAACCAGTAGGCGGAAATCCTGGCGCTTTGGCTGCAACATTAAACATGAAGCCATCATTCTCTTCTCCAAGTGCTCCAAAAATGACAGCAGAAGAACTATCAAAAGATATGGCTGCAATTTTTGGTTCGCAAGAACTTTCAGAAGATTTTGCAAACAATGCTGCTGCAATTTATGAAGCCGCAGTTGCTTCAAAGGTTGAAAGTATTACAGAAGCATTAGTTGAGCAATTTGAAGAAAAACTCGTAGAAGAAGTCGAAACAGTTAAGTCTGCTTTGGTAGAACAACTTGACAATTACTTGGCTTATGTCGTTCAAGAATGGGCTAAGGAAAATACAGTTGCTATCGAAAATGGTTTAAGAACCGAAATAGCAGAAGATTTCATCAACGGTTTGAAGAATCTTTTTGCAGAGTCCTACATTGAAGTTCCTCAAGACAAGGTTGACTTGTTCGATGAACTTTCAGAAGCAGTAGAGGCTCTCGAAGGTAGAATCAACGAAGAAATCGAAAAGAATGTTGTATTGAACAAGGAAATCAGTCTTCTCACCGCTCAAAGAGTATTTGCAGAAGAAACAAGAGGTTTGACAGTTCTCCAAGCAGAAAAAGCCAGAGAAATTGCTGAAAATCTTGAATACTCTGGTGAAGAAGATTTCCGCAACAAGGTAAAGACCTTGGTTGAGGGTGTGGTTGCTGGTGGTAAGAAAGTTGCACCAAAGAATGTTCAAAAGGTAAATGAACAAATTACCCTTTTAGAACAAGCAGCAGACGAACAACCAGAGGAAGAAAACCTCTCACCACTCATGGAATTGTATTCAAACACCATTAACAGAACACTGAAATCTTAATTCGAAAATTCAGAAATTATAAATAAACTCAGACAAAAAGGTTTAAAGGAGCAAAGAAAAATGGACCCTAATCGTCAAATGTTAACAGAATCTGCCCGCAAAAAGTGGGCCCCAATCCTTGAGCACAAGGCATTGCCAGAAATCAAGGACAGTTATCGCAAGACAGTAACAACAGTCCTCTTGGAGAACCAAGAGCGCGCACTTCGTGAAAACTATCAAGGTATTGCTGGTACAGGACTCGGTGTAGTTGGTGGCTTCGAAGCCGGTAACGCAACCGGATCTACATCTGGTACTGGTATCGACGCCTTCGATCCAATCATGATCAGTTTGGTTCGCCGCGCTATGCCAAATTTGATGGCTTACGACATTGCTGGCGTTCAACCAATGAACGGTCCAACCGGTTTGATCTTCGCAATGAAGACCAAGTATGGTGCAAATGATTTCGGTTCACGCCCAAATAATGCCTCTGAAGCATTGTTCAAGGAAGCCAACACCGGATTCTCTGGTAACGGTTCAACAGGTGCAGGACCATCCTCTGCTGCTGGTGATATGGGTGACTTGTTCGAAGATGACAAGGGTTCAACCGATGGTCGTTTCGAAGCTGGTCGTGGTATGTCAACATCAATTGGTGAAAAACTTGGTTCATCTAATAGTTACGTTTTCAACGAAATGTCTTTCACAATCGAAAAGACAGCCGTAACAGCCAAGACTCGCGCCCTCAAGGCAGAGTACACAACCGAACTCGCTCAAGACCTCAAGGCCGTTCACGGACTTGACGCTGAGACAGAGTTGGCTAACATCCTCTCAACCGAAATCATGTTTGAAATCAACCGCGAGTTGGTTCGTCAAATCTATGACGTAGCCAAGCTTGGTGCCCAACAAGCAGACCTTAATGGTAAGGCTTCTGGTAAGGGACTAAATGCCAATGGTGGCGGTGGTGTATATAACTTGGAAGTTGACTCCGATGGTCGTTGGAGTGCTGAAAAGTTCCGTGGTTTAACTTTCCAAATCGAAAGAGAATGCAACGTAATTGGTGCAGAAACTCGTCGTGGTAAGGGTAACTTCGTAATCGTCAGCCCAGACGTTGCTGCTGCACTCAGTATGAGTGGCTTGCTCGACTTCTCACCAGCCTTCAGTGGTGCTCTTAACACAGACGTTAATGGCAACACCTTTGCTGGTACACTCCACGGTGGTCGCGTAAAGGTTTACATTGATCCATACTCAATGCCAACCCACACAGAAACATTCTCACCAATCAACTTCGTATGCGTAGGTTATAAGGGAACAAGTCCATATGACGCTGGTATTTTCTACTGCCCATATGTTCCTCTGCAAATGGTAAGAGCCGTTGATACAGGTACATTCCAACCAAAGATTGGTTTCAAGACCCGTTATGGTATGGTAAGTAACCCATATGTTCTCAACGCCAACAACCTCCCAGATGCCGAAACATTGACTCGCAGACGCAATCAATACTACCGCATCTTCCGCATTGATAACCTCCACGGTAACGATGCTTCATATGGTGGTGATGGTTCTGGTGCTTGATAAAAAATAATTAAACACTTCGATAGGGGGTTCCGAAAGGAACCCCTTATTCGTTTTATAGATACTATTATGAGCAATCCAGTAACAAACGCAATACAAAGACAGCCAAAGTCGATCAACCCCATGCAGTTGAACGAATATAAGATGGTATTGCATAGAACTCCGCATATAGTTTATTTTTGTCAGTCCATAAACTTACCCGGTATTCAATCTACTGCCATATCGCAGCCTAGTCCATTTGCCACGGATATAAAACGTACACCAGGCAAAGTAACACACGACGATTTGAATGTTAAATTCATTGTAAACGAGGATATGTCTAATTGGTTAGAATTGTACAATTGGTTGCGTACCATAACACCTCTTGATACATTTAATAATCAAGTTCAAGAATCTCAACGATTTTCGGATATTTCTATAATTGTTATGAATAGCAAATCTCTTGGCTTGCTTCATTTCACATATAGGGATTGTTTCCCCTTGGCGATATCTGGACTGGATCTAGACAGTACCGTAAGTGATATTAATCCAGCTGTAGCAGGGGTTACGTTTGCATACAGCGGGTTCACCGTAGAAACTCTACGGCAGAACATTTAATTGCATTTAATTGTATCTGTGATATACTCTCCATAGGAGATTTTATGCTATTTGATGATATCAGAAAAATGGCGGAAGCCGATTTAAAGTTTAATGAAACAGAGTTGGATACCGAATCACTTCGTATTCCACAACTTCATGGTAAGTATTTAAATATGCTTTATGATGAAAAACTTGTTTTACGCAAGTGGCGAAATGAACTCAGTTCACTGTTAAAACTAAAGTGGGAATATTACACTGGTAAGATTTCAGAAGAACAACTAAAAGAACTTGGTTGGGAACCCTTTGAACTTCGTATTCTAAAGCAAGATGTTGAACTCTATATTGAATCAGATCCAGAAGTGATACAGAAGAAAGATAGAGTTTTTGTACAGGAAGAAAAAGTAAACTATTTGGAATCTATAATTAAAATGATTTCTAATCGCCAATATCACATTCGAGATGCAATTACTTGGCGTAAGTTCATAAATGGAGAATCATAATTGTCCTAAATAATAGGACATGAGTGATTTAATAATTGAACCCGTTGATTCTGTTTATATCAAGGTAAAGTGTGAAAAAGGATATGCAAAAGAACTTTCCGATTTTTTCACGTTCAAAGTACCTGGTCATAAGTTCATGCCTGCGTTTAGGAATAAAATGTGGGATGGTCAGATCAAACTGTACAACATCTACAAGCAAGAGATCTATGCGGGATTGGAAGATTACGTCGTCCAATTTGCCAAGGATAGATCGTATGACATTACGAGACAAGAAACTCCAAAACAAAATTCGATCACTCCTGATGAAGTCATAAAGTTTGCTAAACTTTTAAACATTCCATTTGATCTTCACGATCACCAAGTCGAAGGCATCTGTCATGCTATTAATCATGATAGATGTCTTTTGCTTTCTCCTACAGGTTCTGGTAAAAGTCTAATCATTTATACTTTAGTCAGATACTATCTGGAAAAGATAAAACCAACCAAAAAAATTCTCATAATTGTGCCAACAATATCGTTGGTGACGCAGATGTATTCGGACTTCTTTGAATACTCAAAATCTTCTCCGTGGAAACTGCGAAAGTATTGTCATAAAATACACGGAGGAGAAGAAAAAGAAACAGATAAACAAATAGTAATTTCAACTTGGCAAAGCATTTACAAAATGCCAAAAACATACTTCGACGAATTTGAAGTAGTAATTGGTGACGAATGCCATCTATTCAAGTCGAAATCACTAACAGCGATAATGACAAAACTTACAAGTTGTCCATATCGCATAGGAACAACTGGTACTTTGGATGGAACATTCACCCATAAACTAGTAATAGAAGGACTGTTTGGAAGAGTCCACAAAGTAACCAGTACAAAAGAATTGATGGATAAGGATCTACTGTCTAAATTGACGATAGATTGTATTCTTTTAACTTATCCTCCAGAGGTAAAACAAAGTTGCAAGAAATTTAAATACGCAGAGGAATTGGATTGGTTGGTACAAAACCAAAAGAGAAACGAGTTTATTTGCAATTTGGGAGAAAGTTTAAAAGGAAACACTCTTATTCTTTTTCAATTTGTAGAAAAACACGGCAAAGTTTTATATGATATTTTGCAGAATATGAACAACAAAAAAGTATTCTTTGTGCATGGTGGTACTGAAGCCGATGATAGAGAAACAATTCGGAAAATTGTAGAGAAAGAAGAGAACGCAATTATAGTGGCATCCTACGGAACATTCAGTACAGGTATATCCATAAAGAGACTACATAATATAGTATTCTCATCTCCCTCAAAGAGCAGAATACGAGTCCTACAAAGTATAGGAAGACAACTAAGAAAGTCCGAGTTCAAAGAAAAAGCAAAACTATATGATATCGCAGACGACTTATCTTGGAAGTCTCACCAAAACCATACTTTAAAACATTTTGGTGAACGATTAAAAATTTACGAACACGAAAAGTTTGATTTCCGAAAAATCATAATACCCATAGAGGAGTAAACATGGAATTAGAATACAAAGTGCTAAAACTAAAAAATGGTGATAGCCTCATTTCGGAAATAAATTCAACTTCCGAAAAAGCAGTTATTCTGAATAGACCTATGATTTTCAAAACAGTAACGATGGTGGATGAAACCATGAATGCTGCTGAGGTTCTTTTGCTCAAAAATTGGGCGGAATATTCTGCGGATCAAAATATAGAAATACCTCTGGATTCCATAATCACTACATGGAACCCAGATCCTGTTCTTTTGAATTGCTACGAAATGGAAAAAATAAAGCAAGATATGCCGGAAGTTTATAAATTGCTAAAAGCAAAAGATAAATCTCTCCCTCCAGTTAATCCCAATATAATGCCAATGCCTCCCGGATTTCCTTCTTCACCAAAACAAATCCCTAGCAATATGGCTAACTTTAATTTAAATCTTCCTATGGATGTAGCAAAAGGACTTATTGAGTTTTTGGAATCACAAGGAATAGATTTAATTGGACCCGATTTTTCTGATAATCCTCCCGGTGAAAACGAACCGCTAGATGATGATCTCTTAGAGGATGATATGGAAGAAGATCTGGGTTTTGGCAATCATTTGGATGATTGGTCCTCAGATCCTCAAGACTACCTCAAGTAATATATTGCAGGGCCCGGTATCCACCGGCACAGAGAATTATATCGGGATCAACAAATCTGTCAAGAGAAAAAAACATAAATCGCTTGATTTCTGTCAGCGATGTAGTATCATACTCACAACGCGGAGAACATTATGAAGAAGAAAAAGAAGAAAAGTAAATCAGAGGATGTTTTAGTAGAAGAGCCTCTGATTGAAGAAGTGGTAGAAGAAATACAAAAGAAATCGCATTACATCAATAACAAAATGTTTTTTGATGAAATGGTTGAATGGAAATCCAAAGTTAAGGAATCAAAAGAAGTTGGAGATCCGATTCCGCCAGTAACTCCATATATTGGTCAATGCTTCATGGAGATTGCTGAAAATTTGGCAAAGAAACCAAACTTTATGAACTATCCATTCAAGGATGACATGATAGGAGATGGAGTAGAAAATTGTTTGATGTATTGTTCAAATTTTGATCCATCAAAATCAAATAATCCGTTTTCGTATTTTACTCAAATAATTTACTATGCTTTTCTTCGCCGAATTCAAAAGGAAAAGAAACAGACTCTTGTAAAATACAAATACCTTAAGTCACTGGATACCAAAGGCGATCTATCAGAGTATTTAAAACACATGGGTATAAGCGAAGAAGAAGAAAATTATTTAAAGAGCATGGATGAAGATCGTCCAAAGAAAAAGATGATGAAGAAGAAGCGCAAAGGTATAATGGAGGAAGAATGAAAATTGCCTTTATTGCAGATACTCACTTTGGAGCCAGAAATGATGCACCTCTATTCTTAGATCATTTCTTAGATTTTTTTGAAAATCAATTCTTCCCATACTTAGAAGAAAACAATATTAAGACAATCATTCACTTGGGCGATCTTATGGATCGGCGCAAGTTTGTTAATTTTCATACTTTAAATCAAGTGCGTAAAAGGTTTATTGACAAGTTGAAAGCCGGAAATTATGAAATGCATTGTATTGCGGGCAATCACGATACTTATTTCAGAAATACTAACGATATTAACTCTCTTCGAGAATTGTTTGAAGGAGACTTCCAGATTTATGATTTTTCGCCAGCAAAACTAAATTTTGGTGGCGTTGATTTTATTTTTGTACCTTGGTTAAATAAGGCAAACAGCGAGCAGTGTTTGCAATTTATTAAGAATAATTCAGCGGATTTTGTACTTGGTCATTTTGAGTTTGTTGGTTATCAAGTTTTGCGTGGAGTAAAACACGAAGAAGGCACAGATCCTTCTTTGTTCAATAAATTTGAACATGTTTATTCTGGTCACTTTCATTGCAAGCAAACTGACAAGAACATTTCGTACCTCGGTACTCCATATCAAATTACATTTGGTGATGTGAATGAACGCAAAGGATTCCATGTTTTTGATACGGATACCCGTGTCATGGAATTTATACCAAATAAAAATCAAATGTTTCATGTAATTCGTTATAATGATAAAGAATCAGATCCTATGGGGACGGATTTTACGTATTACAGAAATAAATTTGTAAAAATTATAGTAGAGAGTAAAACAAAACCATATATTTTTGATAGGTTTATGGACAGTCTTTATGGCGCACAAGTTGCTAACTTGACTGTTGCAGAAGAGCAGAACGGTGATATACTTTCGGTAGACAAAGTTGACGCATCATTGGATACGGTATCCATCATCAACAATGAAATTGATGGGATGCAGGAAGTTCAGAATAAAGAAAAACTCAAGAAGATTATTCACGAACTTTATATTGAAAGTCTGTCTTCACAAGAAACATGAATATTTTTGTATTAGATAACGATCCTCAGTACGCAGCAATCATGATGTGTGATAAGCACGTTGTTAAAATGATTGTTGAGTCTTGCCAATTAATGTCAACCGCACATCATGTAGTTGATGGTGTACAAATTACTAGAGTTGCAAAGAATGGTAGGAAGTTCAGCACATATGAAGCACCAAATTTGATTGGTGTTCCTGCATTTTTGCGTTGCACTATGGTTAATCATCCTTGCACAATTTGGACAAGGGAAAGTATTGCAAACTACCAATGGTTGTGGGTGCATACAACTGAACTGCTACATCAGTATTCTATAAGGTACAACAAAGATCACACTTATACTAAACTGGTGAAGGAAACTCTTGTTAATGCTCCTCGTAACTTGCAAGCACTGCGACAAACCCCGTTTGCACAAGCAATGCCAGATCAATACAAGAATCCAAATGCAGTTGAAGCATATCGTCAGTATTATATTTGTGAAAAAGCAAGATTCGCAAAGTGGAAAAATACCGCAACCCCCCTCTGGTTCACTGAAGGTGTAAGCAGTATAAATACTGTACCAGCATGATTACAATAATCGAAAATGTTATTACAGTAGATACGGAACAAGAAACCGAAATGGTAGAATTGTTTCTTGAGGAAAATCATTTTGATTTTGATTTACTGTCAAATAATTTTTTAGTATATGATCCAGTAGAAGAATTATTTGAAGAATTTTTAGATTCAACTTTGGATATGCTACTTGACGAAGGTGTTGCACAAAGAAAAATAGTAATTAGGGGTGGAAAAAGAAAAGTAATTTTCAGATGCAAACCCGGTGAAAAGAAAATAGGAAGACGCTGTGCTAGAAGAAAAAGTTCTGATCTAGCAAAAATGCGTAGAAGAGCCAGACGAGCGGCTAGAAAATCCAAATCAAAAAGAGGCCGTGCTTTGCGTAAGCGTAGACTTTCTTTGCGTAGAAGAAAGACTATAGGTGGATCTTCAAAGCATAAGCATTAAACATTATGATTACATTTACTAAGATTCGTTGGAAGAATTTTCTT